GGATCAAAAGCATCCTGACCTGTGAGGCGGCCGCCGGTCGTGAAGCGCAGGCCATGGGCTTTGCCTTTGAGACAAGCATGAGCGCTGAGGAAGCGATCAAGGTTCTGGGCATGGCCCCAAAAGCATCGTCTGTCGCGTCCATTGAAGATCGCGCTGCGCGTGAAAACGAGTTCGGTGGCGATGCCTCCGGCGCCCGCGCTGACCCTTCGGAAAAGGTCAGGGGTGGCTGGTCGGCTGCCGTGGCGCAAGCAAACAATCGGTTCGTTTGAGCCACAACCAGATCTGAGGAAAACACCAAATGACAGTTTTGATTGAGGGCCGACACCCCGGCGAGTTCCTGATGACTGAGGCCAATGGCCAGCGCTCGCGTGAAAACATCACCATCGCCGGCGGTGCGGGCATCATTGCGCCGGGTACTCTGCTCGGCAAGGTTGCTGCATCCGGCAAGTTTGTCGCCTCAGCAGTTGGCGCGACGGATGGCTCGCAGACAGCTATTGCTGTGGCGCTCTATGGATGTGACGCCACCTCCTCTGATGCGGGGATTGCTGCAATCGTGCGTGACGCTGAAGTGAACGGTCACGTGTTGACCTATCACGCCGATCGCGATCAGGCCGGCGAAAAGGCATCTGCAAATACTGATCTGGCCGCTGTTGGCATTATCGTCCGCTGATCTGCGGTCTGAACGAGAAAGGACATATTTATGTCGATACTGAACATTTTCAGCCAAGACGCATTCAGCGTCATGCGCCTCACGGATGCGCTTCGTGAGATCAAATACACGCCCTCGCGCATTGGCCAGATGGGGCTGTTCCAGACCACCAGCATCGACACGCTCGATATTGCCATCGAGAAGGACAAGGAGCAAAACCGCATGCTAGTCTCGGCCAGCCCGCGTGGTGGTACGGGTCAGACCTTTGGCAAATCAAAACGCGCCATGCGCATGCTCAAAGTGCCGCATTTCCAAGTGGATGATGCAATTTACGCCGATGAGGTCCAGCAGGTTCGTGCCTTTGGCCAGGAAGTGGCTGTCGAGCGTCTGCAGCAGAAGATCGCGGACCGTGCGGCTGAGGCCAGTCAGTTTTTTGCGCTGACCGAGGAATACCACCGGCTGAACATCCTCAAGACCGGCCAGCTTCTGGACGCGGATGGCTCGGTGCTTTTTGACTATTTCACCGAATTTGGTGAAAGCCAGCAGGCTGTGGTGGATTTTGATCTTGATAACGCAGGTGCCACGGACGGTGCGCTGCGCAAGAAATGCGCCGGTGTTATTCGCCAAATGGCCAATATTCTGGACGGCTTACCTTATACGAGCGTGATTGCGCTGTGCGGGGATGCGTTTTTTGACGATCTCATCGCCCACCAGGAAGTGCGTGATACCTACAAGGGCTATGCGGATGCGGCCTCGCTGCGCAATGCCTACATCAACGCGGGCAATTCCGGCATCTACGGCGCGTTCGAGTTCGGCGGGATCACCTGGATGAACTACCGCGGCGGTCAGAATGTCGGCATCGAGACCGATAAGTGCCATCTTGTGCCCATGGGTGTGCCGGGTCTGTTCCGCACGGTTTATGCGTCTGCCGATTACATCGAGACGGTGAATACACCCGGACAGCGGCTCTATGGCAAGCAATATGAGATGCCAAACGGCAAGGGCGTGAACCTCGAGTTCCAGATGAACGCGCTGCAATACTGCACCCGTCCACGTGTGCTGATTCCAGCCAAGCGCACATAATCCGAAAGGATCAAAACCGTGGCCTCCATGTTTGACGATCTTGAGGTATTCCTGTCGGGTGCTATTGGCGGCATGTTTTCGGAAGTTGCGGTTCTGCGCCCAAGGCTGCGCCTGCCTTATACTGCCAGTATGCGTGATCCGGGCCGCGCGCCGCATACAACAAAGGGTGTGTTCTCTGACGGCCCTGGCCTTTCGCCGATCAGCGGGGCAGGGGGCAGCTTTGGTGGCGACCGGATGTTGAATGCCAGCGTGGCTGAATTTTGGATCGGTCCCGCGGATGCGGGGCTGGTCCCTTTCGAGATCGAGCCGGGTGATCAGGTGCAGATATAGCAGCGACCCGGCCAGCCAGTTTATACGATTTCTGCAATTCAACGGACGGCGACTGGCGAGATCAACCTTGTCATGTTCGACACCCCAAATTTGTAAAAGGAGGCTGGTGATGCCGCGTTTTGCCATTACCGAAACAGCAGGCCGCATCGTTGCTGGCCACACCAACACGGGCGTTGGGTCTGTTCTAAGTATCAGTGACGCACAGGCCGCGGATGCGCTCAAAAGCGGTCAGCTTGTGGCGCTTGATGTCAAGGTGGCGCGCAAACCAAGGGGTAAAGAAGACTCTGAAGAGGTGCTATTAGATCCAGAACAAGCCAAGTTGGACCAATCTGCGTCTGCGCTATAGGCCCAGTATGCGCATCGGGATTGACCTTTCACCGGACCTTATCGCGCTGATGGCGCAGCAGGTTGTGGCCGCCGAAAAGGCCACCAGCAAAGCGATGCAGATCGCAGGTGGCGATCTCAAATTTGCGTGGCGTCAACAAGTGGTGTCCGCCGGGCTTGGCACGCGGTTTGGCAATACGGTGCGCAACCTCAATTTCCCAAAAGGGCAAACCAGTCTGCGCGCAGCCTCGCTGGTCTACACAAAGGCACCGCGCATTCTCAGCGCGTTTGAGCGCGGTGCCACAATCAGATCAAAGAGTGGGTTTTACCTGGCAATCCCAACTGAGGCAGCGGGGCGTGCTGCGGGTGGGCGCAGGTTCTCGCCGGGCGAGTGGGAGCGCAGGCGGGGGATCAAGCTTCGGTTTGTATACCGACCGCGCGGTGGCAGCCTCTTGGTGGCTGAGAAGGCACGCCTGAACACCAAAGGCATCGCCGCGCTCTCGCGCTCTAAGACAGGGCGCAATCAGGTCACTGTGCCGATCTTCATTCTTGTGCCGCAGGTGCGGCTGAACAAGCGACTGCGCTTGATGGAGGCCGCTGATGCAGCGATCTCGTCAGTGCCAAGGCTGATCGTTGCAAATTGGATCGAGGACCGCCTTTGATGATGAGCAAGCGCGAAACAATTTTGCAGGCTTTACACTCCGTGCTGTTGGGGCTGCCACAGGCAGCATTGCGTGACGGCATCTTGCCTGAACGCATCCCGCCTGATGGGCTGTTTATCTTGCGTGATGGTGAGCCCGGGGATCCGGAGGTGACGCTGTCGCCGCTGACATATTACTACGAGCACAAGGCCGAGATCGAAGCGATCGTGCATGTGGCTGATCACCGCGATGCGAATTTTGACATCATGACCTCCGCTCTTGGTGCGGCTCTGCATGCCGATAGGACCCTTGGTGGTCTTTGTGATTGGGTTGAGGCCGCGGCCCCACAGATCATCGATATGCCGGTTGAAGGTGCGGCTGCGTTTAAGGCCGCGATCATTCTGGTCCATCTTCACTACACCACCAGCGATCCATTGGTCTGACCCATTCCCAATAGGAGAATTCCCATGGCACGAGCCCAAGGGGCGCGCGCGCAGATGGCGCTAGCGTTTGAAAATACTTACGGTACGCCACCTATAAGTGGCTTCACCCGCATTCCGTTTGCCAGCACGTCGCTGGGGGCCGAGCAGCCTTTGCTGGGCTCGGAGCTGTTGGGCTATGGACGTGATCCGCTGGCGCCAATCAAGGACGCTGTGACGGCGGACGGCGATGTGGTGATCCCGCTTGATGCATCCTCGATCGGCTTTTGGCTCAAGGCAGCGTTTGGCGCACCGGTCACCACCGGCGCTGATGCGCCCTACAGCCATGAGTTCCGATCAGGCAATTGGTCTTTGCCGTCCTTTTCAATTGAGACTGGCATGCCCGAGGTGCCGCGCTTTGCGATGTATTCCGGCTGCATGGTCGACAGCATCAACTGGCAGATGGCGCGCGCCGGGCTGCTGACGGCGACGGTGAGCCTTGTGGCCCAAGGCGAGGCGCTTAGCACAAACTCGGCTACGGGCAGTCTGGCCAACCTCGATCTGATCCGCTTTGGTCATTTCAACGGCGCTATCACCCGCAACGGCCAGCCGATCGGCAATGTTGTCTCGGTGGATATAGCCTATGCCAACAACCTCGACCGGATTGAGACCATCCGCTCGGACGGCCGCATTGACGGGGCTGATCCGTCAGTGGCGGCCCTGACCGGCAATGTGCAGGTCCGCTTTGCCGATCAAACGCTGGTCAATCAGGCAATCAATGGTGAGGCCTGTGAGATGTCGTTTGACTACGCGCTGGCAGGCGGCGTCGGGCTGACCTTCACCGCGCATGCTGTGTTTCTGCCACGGCCGCGCATCGAGATCAGCGGCCCGCAAGGCGTGCAGGCAACCTTTGATTGGCAGGCGGCAGTCTCGCCCAGTGTGGGGCGCATGTGCACCGTCATGCTGACCAACGCACAAGAGGAGCTGTGATGCTGCGTCTAAACCTGTCGAACACACCCGACTGGCTTGATCTGGGCCACGGTGTGCGCGTGTTTGTGGAGCCAATGAGCACCGCGGTGATGATTGCTGCACGGCGCGATCCGCAGATCTCAGCTCTGGGCGACAGTATGGAGACGCTCACCAACGATGATCTGGCGCTGGTGATGGCCAAAGCCGTCGCACGGATTGCCATCAAAGACTGGGAAGGCGTTGGAGATGCTGATGGCAATCCCGTCGTCGTCACGCCCGCGGGCATTGACGCCCTGCTTGAGGTCTGGCCGATCTTTGAGGCGTTCCAAACCAAATACGTCAATTCCGGATTTCTACTGGAGCAGGAAAAAAACGTCTCTGCGCCCTTGCCGACTGGGAGTTCGGCGGGGGCGCAAGCTACTGCGAAGCCTGCACGGGGCCGTGCCCGGACTGCCCGCAAACCATAAACGCTCCGCTGACGTTTGAAGGCGTGCAGGTCTGGGACATTGTGGACCGGCTGGGTGGGCAGATGCGCATCGCAGGCAGGTCGGTGACTGGCTGGGACATGAGTGCAGCGCTGCATCTTGGCGCAGCCCTCGGGGTCTCAGTCAAAGCGCTGGCCGAGCTGTTGCCGCCTGTTGAGGCGGTGATGGTGCGCAAGATCAATGAAGACACCCGGACCGCAGCATCCAGTTCTCTGTGCTGATTTTTTTTGCAATCACAGCTTTGCCCAACACGCATTACTGGGATTTTGAGACAAAAAGAACCGACGGCAGCCCTTCAAAGTGGGCATCACATGTAAGGATCTGGGCACCGTGCGCTTGTGCAGTCGCAAAGATCACTGCATCAGCTGTCGCCAAGCGGTGCACTCGACATGCTTCCGCAGCTGCAAGCGCTATCTCGGTGTCCAGCGGTACAACATTACAGACCTGGGTGAAGGCAATTACTTGATCGGCTTTGTCCTCGCCGACTTCACGCGTCAACCATTTTGTTAGCTCAAGCTGCACCATTGTCGGCACCAGCCAAACGCTCTGATCTGGTAAATGCTCTGCCACATGCTCCGCAATCGCCGAAGCGGTGAGCCACTCGATCCACGCGGAAGTATCAACAAGGACCACTAAAAACGGTCCGCCCGATCACGATAGTCGGAGGCCTGTGCACCTTTGGCGATACCCTTGAGTGCATCGCGTTGCGGCACGGGGACCAAAAGCACACCCTTACCTTTGGGAATAAAAGCAAACATCAAGCCTGCTTCCCAATGCTGTGCCGACCGGATCGCCTTGGGGATGGATATCTGGAACTTTGAGGAAAGTGTCGCTGTCTCGGGCATTTTTCGTACCTTCCCTTTATCGATATAGCAAATGTAAGACATCCAAAGTCTACTTTCAAGCTCAACCATGACAAACGGCCAATCACTCGCGCGACGCTGTTGCCGCCCGTTGAGGCGGTGATGGTGCGCAAGATCAACCAGCAAATCGAGGCCAGCTATGAGTGAAAAACGCGTCAGTGTCCGTTTGTCCGCAACGGGTGGCAAGCAGGTCAAAGCCGAGCTGACAGGTGTGGGCGAGGCTGGTGCCAAGGGCATGGGGCGGCTTTCGCGCGAGACCGAGATCGCCAATGCCAAGCTGGCGGCTTTTGCGCGCCGTGCAAAGGTGTTTGCGGCGGCAACTGCGGTCGCTGCGGTGGCGGCTGGTGCGGCTATGGTGCGGTCCGGTTTGCAGACGATTGATGCGCAGGCCAAGTTGGCGCAGTCGCTGGGTACCACGGTGGGCAGTATCCAGGTGCTGGAGCGCGCAGGTGAGCTCGCGGGCGTCTCTATTTCAGGCATCGAGCAGGCAACAAAAGACCTGACCCGGCGGCTTAGCCAGGCGGCAGCCGGCACGGGTCCCGCAGCGGCGGCACTCGACC